AGTGTTTGTTTGGGCTTGGGGGTGTCACCGGCAAAGCTGGTTGGTGGATCATGTGGTGGTGGTGGGCAGCCCCTTCGCGTGGCGGACCTGGGAGCAGGTCTCTGCCGTGTTGGAAACGGTCTATCCGCACGAATCGGGCGGCGCGCTGCCCATCCGCCTATCCGCAGTTGATTCGGGTGACGGCACGACTACGGCCGAGGTTTACGCCTTCGTGCGGAAGATGGGCGCGCGCAAGGTGATTGCGGTCAAGGGCCGCGATGCGCAGCCCCAGGCTATCGCACCAGGCGGCAAGGTGGATGTGAAGCGTTCCGGCAAGCGCGTGGGCCAGTTGAAGCCCTGGCTGGTTGGTTCAAGCTACCTGAAGGGTGAATTCTACGGCCAGTTGCGCTTGGAAAAGCCCACGGCCGAAAGCGGTGCGCCTTATCCGCCCGGTTATGTGTTTCTGCCAGAGCATTTGGCCGGCGAAGAAATCTGCCGGCAGTTGGTTTCGGAAGAAATCCGCCGCCATAAGGTCCGCGCCGGGGTGTTTCGGCAGGAATGGGTGAAGACGCGAGAGCGAAACGAAGCTTTGGATGGCCGTGTTTATGCCCGCGCCGCGGCTTCTTTGCTCGGGATTGACCGCTGGAAAGAGCCGGATTGGGAGCGCGCAGCGCGCGAATTGACGCTGTTTCAGCCTGCGAAGCGCGCGATGCAGCCCGCTTTGGACATAGAAGACCAGCCGGATGATCTGGCTGGCGAAGATTTGGCCCCGGATGAAGTGCCGGAAGTGCCAGAACCCATCACCAGGCCGCCGCCGCCCACCAAAACTGGGCGCAGCCGCTTCTGGAAGCAAAACCGCGCCGGTCTCGCCGCGCGCTTTTAAGGAAAACACCGCATGGCAGTGCTGGATGCTCCGCCGCTCCGTGCGGCTGCGGGCGATACATGGGCTTGGCGCTGGGCGAATGCTGAATATCCGGCAAGCGGCGGCTGGGCGAATAACTGGCGCGTGGTGGGGGATGGTGTGGCGCTTTCCGCAGCCGCGACCACGGAAACTGACGGTTTTCTGGTGACCTTTGCGGCTTCAGCAACCGGCGGCCTGACCATCAGCGCGCGCGGCGTGCCGGCCACGCTGATTGGTTGGGTAAGCAAGGCTGCTGAACGCTTTCAGGTCTATAGCGCGCCGATCTTTATCTTGCCGAACTCGGCCACCATCACGGGTGATTTGCGCGGCCATGCCACGCGCACCCTGGCCGCGATTGAAGCCATGCTGGAAGGCAGTGCTTCCAAGGATCAGCGCAGCATCAAGATCGGTGATCGCGAAATTGCGCGCATCCCAATCCCCGAATTGCTGGCACTGCGGGATTATTATTCGGCTGAAGCGCGCCGTGAAAATGAAGCAAATGCGCTGGCATCGGGCAGGCCGCGCACCAGGCGCGTACTGACGCGCATGGGAAGGGGCTGATATGGCGCTGCTGGACTTCTTCCGCCGCCGCAAGGCTGATCCCGTGTTGCTGCGCGCACCTGGCGCTGTGGCAGTCTGGACATCGGCGCCGCAAGGCAAGCGCGGGCAGAGCGGCTGGCTTGGTGCACAGCCTTCGCGCCTGCTGGCGGATTTGCCCGGCGGCTATGGCTTCGCGCCAAACCGCGATATTCGCTGGCAGTTGGACACGCTCCGAAATCGTTCACGCTGGTTGGCGCAGAATGAAGGCTATACCGCAGGCTTCCTGAAAAGCCTGCGCCGCAATGTGGTGGGCCCGAAGGGCTTTACGCTTCAGATGCAGGTGAAAAATGACCGCGGCACGGGCGCGGATAAAAACGCCAATGATCGCATTGAAGCGGGCTTTGCGCGCTGGTCCCGCCGCGGCAACTGCGATGTGACCGGCCGGCATTCCTGGGTGGATATGTGCGGCCTGGTGATGCTGGCGGTGGCGCGGGATGGTGAGGCGCTGCTTCGGCTGCACCGCGCTGGTGAATACGGCTTGCAGATGGAAGTGCTGGACCCTTCCCAGCTTGAAACTGACCGCAACGGGCGCCCAGAAGGCACCGCGCAGGGAAATGTGGTGCGCGCCGGGGTGGAATTGACGCCCATGGGCCGCCCCGCCGCGTATTGGATGCGCAGCCACGTGCCGAATGATGATCCGGCGGCGCTTAGTGTGCCGCTGCGCCAGACCGTGCGCGTGCCAGCAGAAGACATGATCCACCTGTTTCTGCCGGAATGGCCGCAACAGATCAGGGGTGTGCCCTGGATCAGCAACGGGATTCGCGCGCTGGCGATGCTGGATGGCTACGGCGAAGCGGAATTGACCGCCGCGCGCGTGGCCGCCGCCAAGATGGGCTTCTATCGCATTGATGCGGACGCGGAGCCTGATGGCGACCTGGAAGGTGATGGCACGCTGGTGCAAGAGGCCAGCGCGGGCACCTTTGAGCTTCTGCCCAAGGGCGTTGATTTTCAGCAGTTCGATCCTCAGCACCCCAATGCGGCGTTCAAAGACTTCGTGGCTGCCATGCTGCGCCCAATCGCCGCCGGTGCTGGTGTTTCCTACAATGCCTTCGCGAATGATGCGGAGAATATGAATTATTCCGGCCTGCGTCATACCGCACTGGATGATTTCTGGTTTATGCGAGCCGGTTTTCACCGCCTGGCTGCGCGAAGCGCTGATCACGGGCGCGATTGGCCTGCCGGCAGGCAAAATGTGGAAGTTTGACGCGCCGCGCTTTGTGCCGCGTGGCTGGCAATGGGTGGACCCGCTGAAGGAAGTGGCTGCGGTGGAAAAAGCCGTGGGCCTGGGTATCGCCAGCCGCACCGCGACTGTTGCGGCACAAGGCGGTGATTTCGCGGAAACGGTGGCTGAATTGCAGGCGGAAAAGGCGCTGATGGGTGATCTGATGCAGCCCGCCAGCCCGCCGCCAGCCCCGCCAGCACCGCCTGCCGAACCCGATGCAGATGATGAGGATGATTAAGCCATGAAATTCCCCAAGGGCGCGGAACGCCGCGCATCGCGTTCCGCAAGCTTTGAGCGCACCACGCTGAACGAAGAAACGCGCAGCATCGAACTGGCATTTTCATCTGAAGCGCCGGTGGAGCGTTCCTGGGGCATTGAAATTCTCGGCCACGCGGAAAACGAAATGGACCGTGGCTGGATTGGTGGCGGCACTGCGCCGCTGCTGTTGGATCACGATGCCCGCCAGGTGGTGGGTGTGGTGGAAGGCGTCACCCTTGGCGAAGACCGGAAAGCCCGGGCTTTGGTGCGTTTCGGAAGAAGCGCACTGGCCGAAGAAGTGATGCGCGATGTGGCAGATGGCATCCGCACCAATGTGTCGGTTGGTTATGAGCTTCTGGATATTCGCGAAGAACCCGCGAAGAAAGGGGAGCCGCAGACTTATCGCGCGGTGCGCTGGCGTCCGCTGGAAGTAAGCCTGGTGTCAATCCCCGCTGACATGACAGTTGGCGTGGGGCGTGAAGCGCCGGCTTCTGTTGAACCGCAACCCAAAAAGCAGGAGACCGGCATGGACCCGGAAGTAAAGGAACAGCCCGCCGCGCGGGCTGATGACGGCGCGGCTGAAGCCCGCCGCCAGAAGGAAATCATGGATTTGGCCAATCTGGCCAATGTGCGCGAACAGGGCGTTGACGCGGTGCTGAAGGGCGAAAGCCTGGAATCCTTCCGTGGCAAGGTGCTTTTGGCGCGCCAGGGTGAAGCCAAGCCGCTTGGCGTGGCCCCTGCCATGCTGGACATGACGCGCAAGGAAGTGGAGCGCTATAGCCTGTTCCGCGCCCTGAATGCCGTGCGTGAAAATGATTGGTCGGAAGCCGGCCTGGAACTGGAAGCGCATAAGGAACTTTCCAAGCGCTTCGGCACCAAGCAGGGCAAGCGCAGCTTCTTCGTGCCGCTTGATATTCAGCAGCGCGATCTTTCTGCCGTGACGGCTTCCGCTGGTGGCCGCTTGGTGGCAACTGAAAATATGTCCTTCATCGAAATCCTGCGCGCGCGCAGTGTGGCGATGCGGATGGGTGCCACGCGGATGACCGGCCTTGTCGGCAACGTGACTGTGCCGACGCAGACCGGCGCTGCCACGGCGGCCTGGTTGGCAAACGAAACCACGGCGGCTGGCGAAAGCGACCAGACCTTCGGTCAGATGGCGCTCAGCCCGAAAAACGTGGCGGCCTATACTGAAATCAGCCGTCAGTTGATGATGCAGTCTTCGCCGTCTGCCGAAATGATTGTGATGAACGATCTTGCGGCGGTGGTTGCGCTGGCGGTGGATAACGCGGCCATCAACGGTTCGGGCGCCAGCGGCCAGCCGCTGGGTATTGTGGGCACGGCCGGTATCGGTTCTGTCACCGGCACCACGCTGGCCTATTCTGGCGTGCTGGAATTCCAGACCGATGTGCTGGTGGCAAATGCCTTGGTGAACCCCGGCACTGCTGGCTACGTCACCACCCCTGCGGTGGCTGCGTTGTTGGCGGGGCGTTCGCGCTTCACCAATACGGATACGCCGCTTTGGGAAGGGGGCTTGATGGATGGCCGTGTGGCGGGCTTCCCCGGCATGTCTTCCACCCAGATCGCCGCTGGCCGCATGTTGTTTGGTGATTTCAGCCAGCTTGTGATCGGTGAATGGGGCGCGTTGGAATTGGATGTGAACCCCTACGCGAACTTCGCGGCCGGCATTTCCGGCGTGCGCGCATTCTATACCGTGGATATTGGTGTCCGCTACGCGGCCGCCTTCAGCTACTCCACGGCGATCACCTGATGCCCAAGGCCGATAAGGCCGCGGCGCTGGTGGCGGGGGCAGAAGCCCCCGCCGCCGAAGCCCCGGTGCTGGCGGATGGCGTGCGGGTGCGCGTGCTTCGTCAGTTTTCCGCCGCCCATGAAATCCACGAAGTGGGCAAGATTATGCAAGTGCCTGCCACCATGGCGCGCATACTGATTAGCGCGGGTAAGGCAGAAATCGCGGTGGATGAACCGCAGGAAGGGTGATGCCATGACAGCGCTTCAGGACCCGAATGGTTCTTGCGATATGCTGATTCTGGATGCGATCGCCGCCCGCTTGACGGGTGCTGAGGCATTCAGCGCAGCCCAGGATGTGCGGACTTATGTGGGCATCACCACGGCGATTCTGATGGCCATCGCGACCACGGCCGGCACGCTGGCCGTGAAACTACAAGATAGCGCTGACGGTTCAACGGGCTGGGCTGATATTCCAGGCGCTGCCTTCGCTTCAGTTACCGCTGGCCCGTCTTCGCAGCGGCTGGCATTCAATGTTGGCGCGTGTCGCGGGTATGTGCGGCTTTCCATTACCGTCAGCGGCGCCAGCGCGGCCTATGATGTGGGCGTTGTGGCCCTGGCCAAGCGTACCTTATCATGACCGCTTGGGATGACGCTTTCGCCACAATCCTGGCTGATCCAGATTTGGCGGAAAGCGCCACCTATTACGCCGGCGGCGCCGGGCCAGGCCAGGCGCTGCGCGTGGCGCGTGATGCGCCAGACGCGACGGAACAAGCCTTCGGCACCGGCATTGTGCAGGCGACTGACGTGCTTTCCGTGGCGGTGGCTGATCTGCCGGATGTGGCGATTGGTGATGTCTTCATCTTGGCGGATGGGGCGGAATTGACTGTGGTGTCCCAGCCCATGCGCGATGTGACGCAGACCGCCTGGCAGGTGATGTGTCGCCGATGAAGTTTGTGGCACAGGTCAAGGGCAACATCGCGGAATACATGAAGCTGGAAGCGGAAGGCGGCGCGCGCGCTGCTTCCCGCGTGATGGGTGAAGAAACGCGCCGGCTGCAGCTTGATTTGCGTGGCCAGGTCAATGCCGCTTTCGGTGCCAAAGGGCGCGGCCTTGGCAATGCCTGGCGCGCCCAAACCTTTCCGCGCAGTAGGCCAAGCCTGGGCGCGGCGGGGTTGGTTTGGTCCAAGGTGCCGGCCATTGTGGATGCCTTCGAAAAAGGCGCCATGATCCGGCCCAAGGGTGGGAAGAAGTTTCTGGCAATCCCCACTGGCTTCAATGCGGATCGCGGGCGCCGTGGCCGCGCAAATGGCGGCATGCGCGTGACGCCGGCGCAGATGGTGGCCAGCAAGCAAGCTTTCATGCGGCCTTTCAAATCCGGCAAGGGCTTTGTCTGGTGCCTGCCTTTGAAGCGTGGCGAGAACACAGGCAAGCAGCGCCGCACGCGGCTGATGGCGGGCGGTGTGGCGGAAGTGGGCACTGGCAATCGCAAGGGCCGTGAAGCCTGGGCGCGCGGCCTGCTGGCGCAGGGCATGGTGCCCATGTTCATTCTAACGCCCGCCGTGAAACTGCCCAAGCGCCTGGATATTCGCAAGCCCGCCGAACAAGCAGCCGCGCGCATCCCGGGCCGCTTTGTCGCGGAATGGGATAGGGAGGTCCGGTCAAATGTCCGCACGTGAAACGGCGATTGCCGCGCTGGTCGCGCAGATTACCGCATCCGCCGCCGCCCGGCCCGCGCCCAAGCCTGTGGTGCTGCGCAATGAACCCTACCCGCAAAGCCTGCCCGCTGGCGGCCTGGTGGTGGTGCGGGATGGGGAAGTGGTGACTTCTGAAGCCATCATGTCTCCGCTGCGCTACCACATTGAACATGCCGCCGAAGTGGAAGTGGTGGTCGCTGGTGCAACCGCCGCCGCCCGCGCCACGGCGATTGATGCTTTGCTGGTGGCTTTGTCCGCCGGCGTGTCCGCCAACCGCACGCTTGGCGGTGCGGTGGAATTTGCCGAGGTCGGCACCGCCGATCTGGAAGACATAGAATTTGAAGGCGCAGCCGCGCTCCGTGCCGCGCGCTTTTCCGTAACCCTGCAATTCACCGCGGCTGAAACGCCGCTTTCCTGACCGGAAGGATTCTGCCATGCCGCGTGCCATTGGCGCCAATGGGCGCATTCACATGATCAAAGAAGCCACCTATGGCACCGCGCCAGGTGGTAACTGGCTGCGCATGCCGTTCATGTCTATTGACCTGGGCGCCGAACAGCCCCTGATCCAGTCTGACGTGCTGGCGGTAGGCAATAGCCGCGATTCCGCAGCGCCGTTTCAAGACACGGTGACGGTGCAGGGCAATGCCGTGGTGCCGATTGACGTGATCAATATCGGCCATTGGCTGCGCATGCTGTTTGGCGCGCCGACCACCACGGGCACTAACCCGAACTTCATCCACACTTTTGCTTCCGGCGCGGCCAGCTTGCCATCCCAGGCCATTGAAATCGCGCATCCTGATGTGCCTTCCTTCGAAGTCGCCGTGGGTGCCCGCGCGGGCAGCCTGGATATTGATTTCAGCCCTACCGGCCCGGCCCAGGCCACGATTGGCCTGATGGCGCAAGGCAGCAGCCGCGCGGGCACAACCGCCGCCGGCACGCCGACCAGCGCGGCCTATACGCGCTTCAGCAAGCACCAAGGCAGCATCAGCCGGGGTGGTTCGGCGCTGGCACAAGTGACTGGCGCGCGGCTGAACTTCAATAACAATATGGAAATGGTCCGCACCATTCGCGCGGATCGCAAGCTGGAAGGTATTGACCCGGGCGTTTCGCTGGTGACCGGCCAGGTCACCACGCGCTTTGAAAACACCACGCTGCTGACGCAGGCGGATAATGGTTCCAGCGCTGAATTCGCCTTCGCCTATACGATTGACGCGAACACCAGCCTGACCTTCACGGTGCATGAAGTGTATCTGGCGCTGGCCAAGACGCCGATCGCTGGCCCCGCCGGTGTGGAAGCCACGTTTGACTTCCGCGCGGCCTTTAACGCCACGGCGACCCGCGCGATGACGGTGGTGCTGCGCAACAGCCAAGCGGCAGGCGTCTATGCTTAAGCTTGACCTGCCGGTTGAACCATTCTGGGCCGATCTGCCGCATGGGGTGCGCGTGCGGATCAAGCCCGTCACCACGGCCATTGTTTCCGCCGCGCAGCACCGCGCCGCGCGGCTGGGGCGTGAAGCGGCAGAAGCCGCCGGCGGTGAATTGGACCCTGACATCAGCCGGGGCCTGGCCTTCGTGCTGATGGCGAAGGCCTTGGCGCGCTTTTCCATTGAAGCCTGGGAAGGTGTGGTGGGGCCTGATG